GCAAGAGAAGCTGACCAGATTGCACAAGATTACTCAGCAATGGGTGATAGCGTGTCTTTAATTGATGCTGTTATAGCTGGTGAAGCTATGGCTGATGATGAAGATGCTGATAAAAAAGCGTGTGTGTCTCGGAATGTAGAACACTTGGAACTCATGGTCGCTAAAGACGATTGGGGTTCAGAAAGTATGTCCGCATCAAGCGCAGCAATTACTGCTGGTAAGGCATATATCAAATAACAACAAACAACACAAGGAGTTTAAAATGTCGAAAAAAGAAAAAGAACCGACATATAATCTGTTTGGCAAGGAATACACACAAAGCGAGTTAGATGCTTTGGATGACGAGCAGAAGGGAATGATCCAGCATAGAGATGATCTATTGAATAAGATTAATCGTGCAGAATTCAATCTAATTCAACTTAGATTTGGATTAAAGGCTTTTGATGATGGTTTAGTCGAAAGTGGGATGGAAGTTGTTGAATCCAATGATGAATAGCATGAGACACATAATATCAATATTGTTTAGTTTACAGTTAGTTTCCAGCCCGAGTTTAGAAGGGTTGGAGACTGATTGGGATTCAATGCAAAATAAGATTAATGAAAGTAGGTCTATTGTTATTGATAATACTGGGATAGTGCATTTTTACATAGGTGGAGCAAATAAAGATGAATTAATTTACTTTTGTTCTATTCATGACATATATGAGGAGGTTGTTATTAATGAGTAAAGAAAAAATATTAGAAAAGATTGAATTACTGAAGACTCAACGGCAACAAGCAAAGGAAGTATTCATAAAGTGCGAAGGTGCAATAGAAGTACTTAAAGATTTAGTCAGTAGCAATGACAAAAAAGATGAGCGAAAAAAATAATAATGGAAAGCCAGAAACTGCTCGAAGTTATAGGGGGGCTGTGGTTGATGATAACGCTATTATTTCTATCAACATCAAATGGCTCGGACAACTCTTGGTACTGGTTGGGATGCTCGTTTATGGCTATTGGCGTATTGAGTCTCGACTTGGGAGCCTTGAAGAAGCGATGGTCACGGCTGACATTAAGATTGGGGACTTACTTGGTAAACATATCGTGGAAGAGACTTTACAGAGAGAACAATTAGAAGAAAAAGTAAACTTCTATGAAAAAGAATTTAACATTAATCCACTTAGTTGGGGTAAACGGAAGAAAAAATAATGGATTTCATGGCAGTATATGGCGAAGCAGGAATGATTGGTGTTGTGGGGGCAATGTTTGTTTATCTTGTTGTACAGATGTCAAACAAGGCTGCTCAACAACAAGAAACTTTAGAGAATCTGAAAGTTGAAAACAAGGGACAATCAGAAACTCTTGAAAATATGGAAGGTATGATAATTAAATTAATTAGCAGGTGGAACACATCAGATGATAAATTAGATCGTAAATTTGATGCAATTACAAAAGAAATAAATGATCTTGATAACCAAGTTTCAGAACTCAAAGGTTCAATGAGTAGGATAAATGGAAGACATTAATATGGATAGTCTAAGAGTAACAAGTATAAGTACGAGTTTAGGTCTAGTTTACTGGACAGATTTACTTTCAGGAGTATTGATGTGTATAATGTTTTCAGCACAGATTTACTATCTGTATTTAAAAACAAAAAAAATAAAGGAGTCTTAAATGGAATGGCTATCTGCAAACTGGGAATGGGTTCTACTAGGATTCATGGTTCTAGAAAAACTAGTTAAAATGTCACCTTCTGATAAGGACGACATATTGCTTGATGTTGTTTGGCAGGGGTTAAGTAAAATGGTAAAGGGAGAAGAAAAATGAGTATGTTATCTAAATATGTTGGAAGACAAATAAAAAAGAAAGGTCTTAAAGGTTTTATCATGTGGGTTCTAGATTTAGTTGCTAAAGCGACTCCTTCTAAGAAAGATGACAAATTAATTGCTGATATAAAAAAAGCAATGGAGTCAATGAAGTAACATGCCAAAGGCTTTCCACGAAATCGCCAGATGGGATGGAGGTCTTAATACCCACTTTGATGAATCTGACATAGAGGGTACTGAGCTTTCTGACGTTTCCCTCTGGTCTGTGTCCAAACCGGGTCAAATATATACAATATCTAATTACGTTGCTACTGGTACTCCACCTCAATCTGGTATATATAGTACTAATGTATTTAGTGTTGCAAGTGATGCAACTCCATTAGTTAGGTATGGTTTTATAATTGCTGAGTCTGATTATGCTATAGGGACTAATGAAGTAGCTGCTGTCGTTGAGACTAGATATGCTTTCATTATAGATTCTAAAGGCGAACTTACTGTTTTAGAGGCTTTTAGTTCGTCTTTAACCACTGAAATAAACCTTGATAGTGCTAGTGGCTTAGATACTGCTGCTCCCAAGCCAAGAATGTTTTGGTCTGAAGGTGCTTTAAGAATCTCTGATAGTATTCATGGTGCTAATAGCAAAGTAAAATGGTGGGGAGTTGTAAGTTTTCAAAGATTTACAAATTCTGACGATGTATGGTTGAACCCTATGGGTGCATCAGCAGGAAATGCAGATTCTAGATGGGTATGGGCAGATGCATCTCAACCAAAGCCTGCTGTAATTGGTACAGCTACTAATACTAATGCTTACAAAGATAATTTCGGTGCTGTTATTTATGGGTCAACAGCCCTTAACTATCCATCTCAAGTACCCGGTACAACTATGGGCAAGGGTATTAATATGAACATTAGTGCAAGTACATCTGCTACTGATGGAGGTTGGGAAGCTACGAGTTATGAATTTGGTCAAACTTTAGTATATGTAGGTAATCAAGAATCAATGATTGCTCCTATGAGAATATATAATTCTGGTGACACGGCTGATGTTAGTATAGCATCACAACAATATTGGACTAGCGTACAGGTATTTGCGAGTACAAGTGCCACTTATGATTATGATAAAAGAGTTACTGGTGCTAGGATATATATAAGAAAGGTTGGGCAGAATAAAAGGTGGACATTGTTTCTTGATGCTGATTTTGAAAGAGGAGTAAGAAGAAATACTTTTGATAGTTTTGATACTATTTGGGTTAGGGGTGGTGTTGGCACATATTCTTCAAGTGTAGGATTGAAAATTAAATCTCCATCCCCTCAGACTTATGAATCTCTTAATGGATATTCTCCCAATGAGAGTGTATGTTCTTTTGAGAATGATACTCATGGTTGGGAAGATTCTACTGTTTTAAATAGAAGAACTTTCCTAATTGGTGTTAAATATCTAAATGATTATAGTGGTCAAAGCGAAGTAATGCCAGATAGAATATATTATAGTGCTATGACTAAATATGATACATATCCCACTACTAATTGGATTGATATTGGTGTTAATGATGGAGAAAGTTTTACTGCTATTGAAGGGTTTGCCAATAGAATATTAGCTTTTAAGCAAGGTACACTTTATATTATTAATGTTCAAAATCCTAATGATGGTGGTTGGTTCTTAGAGGCTGAGTTAAAGGGTATGGGCATTACAAGTGCTGATGCTGTAACGAAATCAGATCAAGGCATATTGTTTGCTAATACTACTGGTTTATTTAGATTTGCTGGTGATGGCATCCCAAAAAGATTAACCGATAAACTTAATAAAACAGATTGGACTACTGACTTAAGTACTGCTAGTCACTTTATTCAAGTTGGTTATGATGGTGCATCTGAGCAATGTTTCGTAGGTGAAGTAGGAATTGTAGCAGCTGGATTACATACTGCTAGTAGCCCAGTTTATATATATGATTTCAGAACAGGCTCTTTTGTAAAGCATACTAATTATTTAACTGATGGTCGTTCTAATTTCTCTAATATACCAGATACAAGAGAACTTCTTTGGATAGAGCCTGACACTACAGGGGGTACTGGTGATGAGGACTTTAAAATAAGTAAATATGTTGCTAATACTCTTGGTGCTGAGGAATCAGCAGCTGCTGGGGATCAGTATTTTATTACTAAGCTTGATGATTTAGGTAGTCCAGCACTTATGAAAAAGTTTTATAATTTATATATCAATCTTAAAACTGGAGGGAATTATGATTTTGATGTTATAGTTAATGGTGGAGCTGCTGTTAATATGAACGACAGTACACTAGGCTCTTTTACAAAACTAAAAGTAAGTTTATCTACTGTTGCTAATGCATCTACGTTCCAATTAAAAATATTAAATAAAACTACTACATCTATCACTATAAATAGTATTTCATTAGAATATAGAGTATTATATAAGCGAGTTTCATAATGGCTATTAGAGATAGTGTAGTTTCAGATCGCCCACCAGATGAAACTCAATTAAAAGATGGTGATCGTGAAATATATCTAGATGGTCAAAATCTAGTTGAAGTTATAAAGGTTAATGGTGTCTTATTTGAGAACATTATAGGTGGAGATCAATCTGAACCTGTCCTTGCTTCAGGCTCTGGAGGCATTGGCAACTGGGAGTCCCTTGATGACGGCTTATATGCAGGTAATTTAGAGTTATTATCTGATGATGCTGTATTGATAGCAAAAGACGCAGATGGCGATGCTAGAGCTAAATTTGGGCAAGTTGCTACAAACTCTTTTGGATTGCAAGTATTATCAGAAAATGGGTCAGCGGAGCTAATGGGTTTTTATGGTTCTACTGCTACTATCGCAGGATGGACTATTAATACTACTAGTATTTTTAAAACAATAACTAGTGCTGGCGTGACTAAAAGTGTAGGACTTACTACTAATGCTTCTAAACCGGGCTTTACAGTACAAATCGGTAGTATAGAAAGAATAAGACTAGGTTTTTTAGATACTACTGAATATGGTATGAAAATAAAAGATAGTACTGGTGCCAATCTTGTGGAGATAAAGGCAGATGATGATGGTGGTACGGCTGATGTGGCTACTATTGCAGGGTGGACTATTTCTCCTACTGCATTGACTGGTGGTAGCACATCAACAACCATAGCACTTGTCCCCGGTACTGCAATTTGGATGGGTGATGCAAGTTTATCGAGTGCAAAATTTTCTGTTACAAATGCAGGTGTATTAAAAGCGACATCTGGTACTATTGGAGGTTGGGACTTAACAGATACTGTATTGAGGTCTGCTACTTCAGGAAGTAGAATACAACTGGATAAAGGTAAGAATCGTATTTCTATTTTTGATGGAACAGATGAAACAATTGTTATGGGTTTTCTTGATGGAGTGCATAGAAATGATGCTTCTGGAAATGCAAATAGTGCGAATGCAACTACATTGGTACATACTGGTAAAGATTGGAAAAATGATGAATTGAATGGTTTAACTATAAAATTTACAAGTGGGAATGCTTCTGGAAATACATCTTTAATTACTGATACCACAGGAGGCGATACAATAACTTATAATACTATGAGTCCAGCACCAGAAGCTGGTGATGCTTATCAAGTTTTATATGGTGATAGTGATTATGGATTTTGGGCGCAGAATGGTGATTATTTACAAATAGATGGCGATGTTGAATATTTGAATGGCGATTGGCTTATTTCACATAATGCATCTCTTAGAATATTTAATGAAACTTCTCAAGAAGTACTTCGCTTAGGTTCTGCTAATAATGGGGAGAAGGGTCTATTCTTATATGATGGCACGGGGTCGTTAGATTCAGATTTGCTTGCAAAATTTCATACCACAGGTTTTCAAATTGGAGATGTTGATGGTGCTGATAATAATATTAGCTACGCCCTAGACACGGGTGTACTAGCTATAAAAGGCAGTTTTACAGTTCAAGATGCAGTATTACCTGCTTTGGCATTTTGGGTGAAAAATGCACAATGGGATTCATCTTTTGATAATACATTTGGTTCATCTCCAGTTGCTGTTGCTGGTGCAGATACATATCATGCTACAAATTATGAAGGTGAGGCTATCATATTTGGTTATAGTGGCAATGGGACATATGATGCTACTGTTAATGGTGCTTTTATGTACGAGGGGAGTAAATATATCATAGAGAGATTTCAGGGGTGGACTACAAATACTGGAGAAACTCAAGATAAAAAGACTTATGCTATAGCTACAGCAGCTCCTTCATCAGGTGTATTGGATGGATATATTGTATATGAGACAATAGGTGGAACAACTGCTCAGCCTGTTGTTGATGGGGCTCAAATTAATTGCCCATTTTATATGGGGGGGGTAACTGGCGACCCTTATTTTAGAATGGCATTTTGTACACGAACTACTACTGTTGCAACTGATGGTACTATCTCTGTAGTATGGAAATATGATCCTAATTCTATAAATATGACTACTTTTACTCCAACATCTACAATGGTTGTAATTGGATACATGAGAACAATAGAATATGATAAAATTGAATATATGCAAATGTTCAGAGAAGCTATACCTATAGACACTGTACAAGATGCTGGTGGGTGGACTACTACTAATTTCAATGCTGATGGTACATCTGCCATTCTTAATAGTCCCGGTGTAACTATTACTGGTGGTGGTATAACTATGAGTTCTGGTGGGAGTATTAAGGGAGGGCAAACTGATTATAATACTGGTACTGGATTCTTTTTAGGTTATAGCGGTGGGGCTTATAAATTTTCAATAGGTAATACTAGTACAAATAATATTACTTGGAGTGGTTCTGTTATGTCTATTAGAGGTAGCCTAAATGCTGATGATATGACTACAGGAAGTATAGAATCTAGTGATGGGAATACAAAATTTGACTTGGATGAAGATGTAATAATCATTAATGATGATTCTCACGATAGAGTAGCATTAGGCGATATAGGTGATTCTGGGTATGGATTAAAAATATCTGCTCCCGGTTCTACTGCTGTTTCTGCTGATGATGATGATTTATTTCTATCATCAAATTGGGCAGTTCCTAAGTTTACATTACTATTTGGAGGTGCAAATGAAAAAATAGATGGGTCTGGTTTATTAGATACTGCTTATACTACTTGGGTAACTGGAACTTGTACTGCCAATGATAGCCCAGGAACATCAATGCAAGATACTTCAAAAGATTGGGAAGTTAATGAGTGGGTTGGTAGTACTGTCGTAAGGACAAATGCTGGAGTCAGTGATGCTACGAGTATGAGAGCCTATGGTCAAATCACAGCAAATGATTCTGATACCCTCACCCATGTTGCCTTAGCAGGTGGTTATCCTAGTACTGGTGATGATTGGGATATTGGTGATACTTATACAATATCACCTAAAATGTGGGGAAGATATGCTAAATCAGACTCTTATTATGTTGGAACGAAAAAACAAATTAGTTCTCCATCTAATTTAACTTGGACTGAGGATACTGAGGGTACTACAATTGCAACATTCCCATATTTGCATGATAAAATAAATAAGTATATTCGTTTAAGTGCTTTTCTTTCAGCAGAGACATCATTACGCCTAGGTATATATAGACAAACTTGGAACACTGGGACAGCACAGAAACTACAATTAGAGCTTGCAGGTGTCGAAGATAAGGGAAGATTCTTTTATACTACGTCTTTTATAAATGCTCTAAATACTGGGGATGCTGTATGGAGTGATGATTTAAATACAACATCGGCTCCCCTTCATGGTCAACCAGCTTGGTATGTTTGTACTGATGGTGGCATAGCATCAGGCGATTTTGCTAGTATAGGAGAACTGCAAATTGGATTAGCACAGGGGAATTTGAATACTCATTTTGATGAGATATACGACAGGTTCCCATTTACGAGAATAATAAATACTAATGCTAATAATGGCTCATATGAAGTTGCTACACTAGATTTGACTTCTCATTTATCAGCAGCCAATCCCCTAAAACATGGTGATTTATATATTATTAGACTTACTGGGGGAAGAACAAGTTCTAGTATCTCTACTGATGATAGCCACTTAGTAATACAACCACAAGTGACTGTTCATGGATATGATTTTAATGCAACTGATGGTGATAATAGTAGTTAATAATGGGATAGCATTCTATGTGTAAAATTCGTAAAATCTCAATGTGTAACTGTATGGAAATGAATTATGTCAGCCAGAAGTAGATATTTATTACAACGTGATATTGCTCGAGAGAGCACAGATATTGGCAAAAAAGCTGCTGAGGCTGGCGATTACTTTGCTAGGGAGAAAAGAAGCACTCAAATTGGTGGATCATTAGGTGCTTATGCAGGGGTGCAACTCGCTGGATTAATAGCAGGTGGGCCAATTACATGGGGAGCAGCAGCTGTTGCGGCAGGTCTTGGTTACTTAGTTGGTGGTAAAGCTGGTGAAGAGATAAGTGAACGCAAGGAATCTGGGCAATGGATGATAGGGAAGGAAGACAAGTATAGTAATGAGCAAAGTGGATTCCATAGAGAATTAAAGGATCGTGGTAAATTTTTAAAAGAAGATAGAAAATTAACTTCTGAGTCTCTAATGCAGGCTAAAAAGGGTGCTGATTTATTGGGAGGCATAGGAAAGGGGGCTTTAATGGCATCTGCTACGGCAGGTATAAAGTATGGGGCAGTAGACGATATAAAGACTAAAATCAAAGCTGGTAAATTTAGTTGGATGCTTCCTGAGAAAAAACAGCCTGCATTTGGTGCTGGTAATCTGAAGGATGCTGGTAAGATAACAAAAGAAGGGGCTGAATATGAGAATATGTTGGATAAAATTAATAAGGCAAAGCCTCCTGTTATTGATACTATAAAAGATGCTAGTAACCCAAGAGTTATAGCCGATGCTGGTTTCAATCCTTATGCGACTTTTGACGAAGCTTTGGGGACTATGGAAGAAAATGTTGCAAAAGGTATTGATGCTCAATCTAGTGGAACTTTGGCTGATAATGTTTTACCCGATCAATCAAAGCATATACTTGGTAATGTTCATCAGCAGAGCATTGGTGATGTTCCTGCTACTCAAAAATTATTTGGTGCGATACCACAGGGAGAGACAATTAATCAAGAAGCTCTTGACCAAGCCAATGTTATTAATAACTCATTTGCTGAAGCAAGTGCACAGAATGCTAAACGTACTAATGAATTACGAAATAAGTCTACCCTATTTGGGCAGGCACAACAGAAGAGCAAACTTCAACAGACCTTTGATTTATCTGAGATTGATAATTACGAAGGTGGAATAACTTCTACTAGTAGAGAAGGTGGTATTGTAGGTGGTCGTGGAGATATGCCAGCATCAGAGATTCCAGAAGGTCTTGCTATTGCAGAACAAAAGAAAAAAGAGATGGAATTTTTTGCTAAAAATCTTGATATTAAGAGAAATTCTAAATGGGATTTGCAACCATCTGAGATTGATTATGCCAAAGGTACAGAGATGCATACGACGGGAATACCTATGGATCATTATAAGAAACTAAATAAGAAAGACACATCTGCGTTTGGAATGGAAGATTTTACAGAACAATCTTATGAGAAAACTATAAATGAAATAGATTATAAGAAAACAATGGGGCAAGACTTTGCAAAAAGTCAAAAGCTTGAAGGTGTAAAAGATATATCAGTAAAGCCTGCGTCTGTTGCCGATGCACATCAGCAAGCAATTGCACAATTTTATGATCCTGCTCTCACTGCTACAGAATCTTGGGGTAATACTGCTAATATAAAAGCATTTAAAGAATCATCTATCTACTCAAGTTTACCGGGTAAAACTGCTTCAAATAAGTATTATAATTGGCATAATATGGTATCTAAAGCTTATAAGGCTAATCAATAATGGCTGGCGAAAACAGTAGAGACTGGAACCCCGATAGCTTCTTTAAGGGAGATGGAGAGGCTTATACTCCAGATGAACTTGCTACAAATTTTGGGCTAGATAAATCTGAGTATTCTACATATTTCCCTAAGTATGATAATTGGAAAACTGAATTCGCAGAAGCAGACTATGCGATAGCACAAGAAGAATATGAGGCATCTAAGACTCTATTGAGTGCAAAGAAAGAATCTGGTGATGAAGAGATAGCTAGGAAAACAGAAGAAGTTGGTACTAGTTTAGCACAGGGATTAGGTTCTTCATATAGTCAAGCTGCTACCGCTTATGCTGATGCTTCTAAACAAGCTATTGGACAACAAATATCATTTACATCTGGGGCATCTGGGAGACAAAAAAGTGAAGCATTTAGTAGGACTCAAGAATCTTTAATGGAAAATACTGTAAAGCAAAATACACAATTTACATCTGCAACTGGTGACTTAGCTAAGGCAACTACCGATCTTCAGAATCAATATGACTTTGATACGGGTCAGATTGGAAGGGATTATAAATCAGCAGAGATTGATAAAGATTATAAAAGTAAAGCAGGTCGAGCACAATGGGAAGAAAGTATATATGATACATTAGCAAGTCTTACGAGTGCTGGTGCTTGGGATGAAGAAGAAGAAGAAGATAAAGGATGGCTTCCCGGCCCCAATAAAGGTTGGTATTTTGGTGATAAGAGAGGTTGGGGTTAAATAATGGCTAAGTCATATTACGAACCACAGCAGAAATCAAGTTTATTTGATGTAGCTTTGCAAA